TACCCGCTGAAATGTCGAACGCTAGACTGGCAAGTTTCTGAGCTTCTCCGACGTCGCCAGTTGCCCGAGTTAATCTTTCTAGCGCTGGACGTAATTCGTCGTCTGTAATGCCCAGAGATAGTCCCTGAGTGGTAATCCAGCTTTCAGTGGCCGCGATTTGTGCGTCAGTTGCTCCGGTGACGTTCTGTAAAGTGGTCGCAAGTTTCGCCTGAGCTGCCTCGTCCTCGATCGCCGATTTAACGCCATCGACTAGCAATACTCCAGCATAAGCAAGCGCAGCTGCTCCAGCTACGGCAAACGCAGCTCCAGCTTTCTTTCCAAAACCACTTAATTTTTCACCAAACGATTCTGTGTCCTCGCCAGCCCCAGTTAAACCCTTTTTCAGGTTATCGACATCGGCAAGGATTGAGAGCTTGAGTGTTCTTGATCCGTCGCCCGCCATTAGTCGAACCTCTTAACTATTGAAGTAAACGCCTTTTCCCACTCAGCGATCAAATAACTTTGCTCAGCTCTTAAAGTTGGGTAAATGAAATAACCCGTCGATCCTCGTCCGGTTGATCCTGACCAGATTGGGAATTGCTTAAATTTGTTCGATCCGAATTCTGAACCGCCCCATAATTGTTGAGTCGTAGCGCCGCCGCTAAATTTCTGAGCTGCGTAACCGAAACCGATCTCGCCAATTTTAGACGACTTGCTAACTCGAGAACCCTCAGCGATTCGACTTGCAACGGGCGCGGAATTTAATTGACTAGCTGCCGAGATGACCTTGCCCTGTAGATAACTAGCAAGCGCTCCCGATTGAGTTTTCGCTTGAGAGATGGCTTCATCGTCCATCGCCTTAAACGCCCCAGTAATGGCGCGAAGTTCGGCTTTGTCGTACTGGACGACTTCCTTACTTTCCGCCATTTCGCTTCTCCATTATCTCGAGCGCTGCCAATATATCCGCCGCGTCCACCCACTCACTCATCGGAATTCCTGTCGCGATTGACAGTTCAACGATTAGATAGCTTAGGCTTCCTCGGCTGTGACTTTTGGGACTTCGTCATTTCCGACAGTAATATCGACGACAGTATCGCACCAAATTTCATAAGGCTTAACGGGCTTACCGCCAGCCTCACGTCGTAATGCGTTCCATGCCAGAAACATTAAGTCGGAAATTCCGATCTTTTCTTGCGCCTGTTGAATTGTGAATCCTGTTTTCTGTTCCCACTTCGCGAACTCAGGGGGCTGAGCTGTTGTCGTAGTAACTTTTCCGTCGTTCGTTTCGATCTGTATTTGTAACTTCATGCTCCCGATCTCCTTTTTATACTAGAACTGGCGTGGTCACGCAAGTAAAGCTGAGTGAAACTGTTTGAGCGTCCGGTGCTGTACCGCCAGCGCTTGGGAATACTGGCTGGACGTCGAAAGTAAATACTGATCCGCTTGCAGCTGTAAACGATACTGAAAGAGGTGTATTCGGTGCGGTGTCTGCTGCGTTCCATAGTGAGCTGCACAATGATCCGCCAGCTGTCCAGTCCGCAAGCATTTCGACCGCGAAAGTACCCTGAGAATCAGTAGTGTAATAAGCCTTACCATCGAGAGTCTGATAAGTGTTAATAGTGGACTCAATGGTTAGAGTCGCACTTGTAGCTTGAGCGTCATAGTTAGCGGCGTCGATTGTGAAAGTGATGTCGCGTCCCGTTACGATTGTTGTTGGCATTTTATCTCCTAGTTTTCTTGCTTGTAGTAAGTGGAAACGTCAATATCCGAAGTAAGGAAATTACTCGAACCTAACGTAGTAATCGACGGACGCGAAACGTCGCCGACGACGTATCCCGACGGAATAGCCGCGAGAATCTGTAGTGATAGCTTCTCGAGATTATCGAGAGCGCCCGCGTTATTGTTAAACGCGACGGCGGCTGTAATTGTAAAATTTATTTTAACTTGAACTGAGCTGCTAATTAGAGTCGTTTCAAGATACGGCGTTCCGGGAATAATGATTGCAGCTGGGGCGATTAAGGCTTCGGGAACTGATTCGTAAACCGACGCAGTTACGCCAGCGAGAGCGGTCGCTAGCGGTGCGCGGACATTAGCCTGAATCGTTGTCATTATTGCGCCATCGTTTCCATGTCAATAAACGGAGCTAATAATCCGACGACGCGATTCTGTAATGATCGACCTAACACGAACGGGCTAGGCTGGAAATCTAGTTGCGCCGTAGTGTTGCCCGGTGCTGTTATTGACTGAAAGACTTCGACTGATACGACTAGCAGCGCCGACTTTACAGGCGCGACGCCAGAATATAAGTCCTCAGCTGTGGAGCCATTAAGTACGGCTAATCCAGCGGGAATCTTAGGTGTGAAAATTTGATCTGGTGCTGCTGTTGCGGTCGTAAATATGTAAGGCGCGATTCTGTGATCGTTAACTGTAACTGTTAAATCGAACGCGGCTCCGCAACCTGAAATGATTACAGCTTGACCCGGAACGAAATAGTTAATTCGTTGAGTCGTATAGAACGCCATGCCATCTTTGACTTCGATCCCTGTAATCGCTGACTGATAGCCAGTTAATAGCGGAAGGATCGCACCCTCAGCACTCGCGATCATAAGATCGAGATATGCGTCAGGGTAAAGAGAATCGCTAACGCCTAGAACGGCGCGAAGTTCGTCCGCGGTGATAATTGGCATTAGCGATCCTCTCTTTATTCTGCTCGGTCGCCTCGGGAGCGAAACGACCGATGATTATTTATTTACGCGAGATTATTCCAGCGGGCGCCTAGTGCGACCTTTGGAGCTAGTGCGCCGTAACCATAGTAAAGAATATCGATGGTGCCGTCGGAGTTGATGTTAGTGCGAAGCTCGAAACGTGGGCTCTCGTACCATGTGTATGAATCTGGGTTAATGACAACCATTGAAAGATCGCCCTCAGCTGTTGTTGATCCAACGTTTCCGATTGAACGTGAAACGAATAGATTTAGACCCGGAGAAACTACGCCACGAAGCGAATCGCCGCGAACAGATCCGCCCTGATTGCTCGGTTGCGCCGCATTATATAGAGGGGCGCCATTGTCGTTATAGCCCATGATGTTGCCCCATTGTGTTGGAGAAACTACGAGTGAACGAGCGAATCCTAGTGATGACCCATATACGTCGGCGCAAGCCTTTGATGTATAGCCGAGGAATCCTGCTGCTGTATTTGCTGCCTGTGCTGTTGAGCTTCCGTCGTTGTAAATTCCGAGAGTTACGAAATCCTCAGTCGCTTTTGCGTAAGCAAATTCCAAATTCTGGAGTAATGCTGTTAGGTACGATGGGTCTGAGCGGTCGATAAGTTCGATCGTTGAAATTGCGCGACCCTTGAAAGAATTTACAGGAACCGAAAGATAAGTTGCGCTTAAGCTTGATTCTGTAATTGGTGAATTTTCCGCAACGTCTGAAACGGTTGGAACCGCTGTGACTTTAGGCAATTCGAAAGTCATGCCTGTTGCGGTAAGAGCCTCGCGACTAATTGCGTCGATCATGCCACGATCGGCATTTGCTAACGCGTTAATAACTGTGCGGCTCTGTGGTGTTGGAACCATGCCCGGAGCTGTTGATGTTGTGTTATCGGCAGCCTTAACATATTGGCGAGCGTCCTCATCGTGTAAAACTGACGCCTTGAGTGAATACTGTAAATAAGAAACCTTATCGACAATAGGTGAACGTGGCGCTGTGTACGCCATTGGAACGTGCTTTGACGCTTCTACCGATGTCTCGGCAGGAGCGGTTTCGGTAGTGTCTGACACTTCGTCTCCTTCTGTTGTTGGATTTGTTTCTTCTGTTTCCTCATCTAAGGGATCAGAATTCTTATCTGTTGCTTTCATTTCCTCTTTGTCCTCGTCCTCGTCATCCATGCCATCTTGACTCGCAGCTACGCTAGAAACGCGCGCGCTGTCGATGGCTGGCTCGCTGACAAGGCTGACCTCATCGAGAGAACCTTTTGCGACTACTAACACGCCATCGACGAAATCGTGTGCGTTAACTTTAACGCCTACGCTAAAACCATCGCGGAGACCAGTCGCAGCCTCTACTAAAGCGTCGTTGCCCGCTGTTGTCTCCGCGATCTTAAATGTCGCGTCGATTCCCTGTTCGGTTGCGGTCATAGATAAAACTTTTCCGATTGGTCGAGTGCGATCGTGTTCTAGCAATAGCTTCACGTTCTTAGTGGCGATAGATTCTGGTTTAAAGGTCGTAAGTCCGGCGGACGTTGACCCAGTTTCGTTCCATGTTACGACGCGTCCGGTAATAGTGCGAGATTCGCTATCGGCTGACGTAATTGTTAGCGGCATATTTAGCTTCATTTAATCATTTCCTCAGCTTGTCGGATTTCCTCGACGCTGATTGCGCCGATTTCAAATAATGTTTTATAAATTGCTACTCGTTCCGCTTCACTTCCACGCAAGTAATCCTCTAAACGGAAATTGACTGTCTGTGATGATGGAACGAAGTCCGGCATGCTAAGTCTGGTGCTAATACTTGTCATTAGCGGAATTAGTGAGAAATCTAAAAGAGTTTTACGCGTTACGTTAGCGTTAGAGTAAGTCATGCTCGATCCAGTTTCCGCGTCAACGTAGAACGCGGGAATTCCAATAGCGCGAGCTAATTCTGTTGCGATGTACGAACGAGCTGCCGCCAGTTGTAACTTCTCAGGATCGAAGCCGACAGTTTGTAATTCTACGTCCGCATTAAGAAACGCGGTTGAACGATTACGTCGAGCGACGCCCCATGACTCAAGTAATTTTGCAATTCGATCAGCTGGTAACGCTGTTCCATTTGATTTTAATACCATCGACGGGACAGGTTCGCGAGCATAGTTAGCAGCTGCTCGCTCTAATTCCGCACCTGTGCGAATTGTGCGACCCGCGCGATTTAATAATCCTTCATCGTTTCCGTAAAATACGACTAACGATCCCACGCCCGAATCAGGAATTTGTTTTCCGTCGATCGTGTAATACATAACTTCGGTTCCGTTTTGATTTAGAAATACGCCTACGCGAGTTGGAACAATTCTCTGAGCGGATCGAACGCGCATGGTGTCAGCGAACAGCTCCGTTATTTGTAAGTAGCCGAATCCGTAAAATAATAAATCCTCAGCGAGCCAGACATAAGTAGCGCTACCCGGAACGCGTGGATCAGGGTCACGAATAACTCTAGGCATTGGCACTTCTAAACCTGTTGAGTTGTCCCGGACTTGTAACCCGATCGAAGCGATGGACGAACAGATAATCCCGCGAGCACGAGCGATCGTAGGAACACTCATAGCTTCCTCGCGCGTTGCCTGAGTAGCGCCGCCGTTAAAGGTATAAATCGAGTCCAGCGCGAAAACAGGTGAAACGGAAGCTTCGACGTCGCTATTTTGGAGCGGTGTTACAGCTTCCACCTTTGACGCAAACAGATCACGAATACCCATGCCCGAATTCTGTCAGGCGTATAGCACTAAGCCGTCATAATATCGAAGTCCATCTCTGGGCGTGTCGCGAAGTGTGTAACTAACGCTGTGGCCACCGCCGCGCAAACCGCAGCTTGCGAAGCTCGACGTCCGATGACCCAGCCGCCATCGCCGCGCTTTAATTGGACAGCCGAAAGAATCTGTTTAGTGAGATCGCTCTGACCTCGATGGCGTAATCGTCCAGAGTTAATCGCACCCAGCAGCTCATCGCAGCTTTGTGGGTAAACCGAGTCCATGTCGAAAATTGGAATACCCGCTGGCTGGAATCTGGCAGCTACAGCGCCCGAAGTTCGACGGCTGTATAGCAAATACTCGAGCGGATACTTGCGACAGTATTTAGCGGCTTCATTGGCGATCTCTCGATCGTCGAGCTGGACGGAGTTTTCCCATGTATGGAGCAGCTTTACGACGAAGCGTTCATCGCCGAGTTTCTGGGCTCCCACGAGCGCGCAAAATTTGCGATCCGGTGAAATATCAAGCGCCATCCATGTTAGCTTTTCGGTATCGAGATCGACGCTTTCATCGTGACAGTTATTCCACTCGTTGGCTCCGATAATGCTGGAAATAGTTTGAACCCATCTACACAATACCTCGGTTTGTACGACCTCTGGCGGATCATTAAGAACGGCTTGGATGTTGTCGATGTTAATCGTGTGACCGATGGCTGGATTAGCTGCGAGCCAATTTGACTCGAGCTGAATATCGTCCGTCGGTGCGCTCCACTCGAAATACCCGATGTCGTCATTAGCGCCAGCGGCGGCAGCTAGTCCACGTTCCCGAAAGGCATTTAGAACGACCGAGTGAGAATCGCCCGCGTTCGTGTAGCTCATAATCATTGGATTCTTAGCAGCCATAAGGGTATAACGAAGCGAAGCGTAAGATTCTAAATCTTTCATCTCTCGAAGCTCGTCTAAGTGAATTGCTGATGGCGCGGACACGCCTCGAGCAGCTGAGCCGCCAGCCTTTACGATAAATCGGTTAATTTGTCCGGTCGTACCCTTGACTTCGATTTCCTCGGAGCCATGACTCCAGCGAATACGCTGTACGCGCTTAGATAACATTTCCGAGCTCTCGATTAGGTTAATGAGCTGTCTAAATTGCTCCAGTGACGTGGCTAATCTATGAGCTGATCCGATCTGAAGTGGCTCGTCCCAGAGAAAGAGTCCACCTAAGATACGGATTTGCTGCAAAAACGACTTACCATTTTGCCGAGCAACCACTATGCAATTCGTTGGAGTAGCCCATCTCCCGTCGGGTTTGTATTTGTGAGTGTGCTCCAGCGCGAACTTTTGCCACGGCATAAGCCCGTCTGGGAGTATGTCAGCGGCTAAATCTATGAGATCGAAGCCCCTAGACGGCAAATCATTAAGCGGCGTGTGGATTCTAGGAGTCGGAGAGCCATAAGTCAGAGCTAATGACGGCGGTAAAACCGATACGAGCCGATCTGAGCCTATGTTGTCGGGTAGTTGACCGATTATGACCTGATCGACCTTAGTCATGACTTACGCTGACGTTTTCGGGGATATTTAGATCAT